CGACTCTGTGATACCACAGTTCTTGCATTCTTCAACTGTAGGTGCTTGAATTCTATTAGACGACAATACAAACTCGTTCATATATGGGTCAAAACCGCCCAACTTCTGAGTTGTAAAAGTTTCATTAAACAGGTCTCTAAACCAAGAACGCATACCACTTGATGATATTACTTGAAGCTGCTCGTTCTGAGCACTTGAGCCTTTTAAGTTTATAACAACACCTCTCTTGGCATCCGTAAAATATTTATCTGTACCCCACTCAGCAAAACTTTCAGCATTGTTTGAAATACCAAACTCCTCTATCCTTGCAATCTGAGTTCCTAAAACTTCAGGTACTGACGTTAAAGCATTTCCTCCTGCTGCGTCAGATAATAAATTCTTGCCTGCTAGTACATAAGATATCTTATCCTCTTGTAGCGATAATACATCGGTCTCTCTTGCAAATAATTTTCTAATAGGGCCAAACGATGTCTCTAACTTTTTAAAGTTTAATAGTCCACTATTAAATTCGTTTAGCTTATTTATGTTTGACTCAGGGTTAAACACCCCACTATAAGTTATGTCAGAAAATCTTCTTTCCTCACCATATATTTTAGAGTCTGTTGTTGTAGCTCTGTTTCCTAGCACAAGCTCTTTGCCAATTACAGAGTCTTGAATCTTAAAACTTTCCGCACCATTACCAAACGAATAGCAATTAAAAAATTCCGTTTGTATAATAGCAGGTAAGTTTGTAGAAAAATTTTGATTTTGAAAATTTCCTGCGTGCTGTCCTAATGAATCGATAGAATAAGACTCAGAAGACTCGTACCATAAATCAGGTAATGAATCTTGAGGTTCTGACTCAAATATAATTGTACCCTCATTAAGTATTATAGATATCTCTACCTGTAAGGTAGTTTTTCTTTTTCTTGATTTATAACCTAGACTACCGGAGACAACAAATACTTCAGGTTCTGATGCACTTGCAGCCTGAGTAAAATAAATATTAATTTGAGCATCTCCACACAACAACCCGCTACCTTGGTCATAAATAAAATCAAAGTCGTTAGGTGTTTTGTTTGTTGCCCGACTTCTTAATGACGCTGCGATGTTATCACCATTAAACCAATTTGTAAAATTCGTGTAAGTATTATTAGAAGTAAAACTAGCATCTACCTCCCAACTTCGTTTCCCAACTCCACCTGCTCCTTCTCTAAAATTATTAATTCTTATATTTATCTTAGAGCCTATAGCTATATTTATAGGTTCATACGTTACATTTCCCTGTGCATCAATAAGTTTTCTACTTACAGGGTATGTTACAAAAGGGCAGTCTCCTCCGGCCGTTCCGGGAGTATGACTAGGAGCAGAGAATTCTCCCCGTGATATGTTTGCGTTTGGCCCTAGTTCTGTAGAAAAATTATTAGCTTGAAGTTTCATATAAACTCCTGCAGGTATAATTATATCTACACCTGAACTATCTTGTGGTGCAGGGTCTAAAAATTCGAATGGCTGTGCTTCTTTTTCTAATACGATAGTCCGAGTACATCTTTGTCTTGCACCCTGTGTGTCTGTCTTTACAATTAACTCATCTCCTAATTCTATTTTTGTTGAGTTCTGACCTTCAATCAAGAAGTAATCTCCTCCCGAAGATGGGTCTCTAAAATAGAAATCAGAGTAAATAACATTATAACCCTGTTTGTCAGGCTTAATAACAAACTTGTACCGTTTTGCCCAAGAAGGTGCTACCTGAAGTGTAGGTATGTTTACCTGTATACTATTTTGAGTTACTGAAGCAGAGCAAGGTATATGTACGGTATTATTTGAACTAACCAATGCCGTTGACATACGATTATATTCATCCATATATACTATTCCAATCTCATACCCCCTGTTGCTATGTAAACTTTTTGGGTTTCCAACCTCTTGAAAAGTAACTGTTGCTAAATCTATATCATAGTATTCATAATATCTTGTGGTTGGTGTAACAATATTATCCACATATTCCATTGCAGGGATTTGAAAACTTAATATGTCATAACCATCTACAGAAATAATTCTTATAGGCTCTCCTCCTGCATCAATACCACTTAAAAATTTAAATGCAGAGCCACCTGAGACAGTTACTTCATTTGAAATTGAACAATTAAATAAATCCGTAAACGTTGTTCCATCACAAGAATTCGCCACAGATTTTATATTAGCTGATGTCCCTATTTGAGCTATGAACTCAGGAAATCTAGAAAGCTCATAAATATTATTAAAATCACTCGTGAGTGTGTAACTAAACTCTATAGTTGTTTCCGTTAGTTTATCAGTAGGTTCAGGAGATGCTCCACCCCAATCAAAATGAGAAAACCTTAGTAGTATAGTAATAACAGAACCTATCTTAAGTTCTACTCCTTGAAAATCTACTTGAAGTATAGAATTTTCAACACTTGTATTAGGTGTTGAAAAATTATAGATACCTTCTCCTAAAGAATAAGCAAGTTGAGTTTGACCAACGTCTTTTGAATTATACCTTACAGAGTACTCAAAATTAGTCGTATTCCCATTTAAGTCTTTTAAGTCATATCCCTCTAAATAGTTTCCGTACATAAGCCTGTTACCCATAAGAGTCTGAGCGTCAGCTAGTCTAGGTACGTTATCAAACAGTCTTAATATCTCTGAAGCCGGTAGTAATGTAAATATTTTACTATTATCAAAAAGAAAATGTTCATTGGTATTGTCAGCTATTCCCTCCTCTTTCTTGTTTATTTTCTCTATAATTTTAATTACAGAAGAGTTCATATCCTTAAATAAAAGGTCAACCGACTTTACAAGTGGCCCTCCTGTATTGTAAGTTACATTAACTGCGTTCTTAGTATTTAACATACCTTCGTTTAATGCAGTTGTGGGGTCATAGTCGAATGCACCCGGTATAAATGAAGGTGCACTAAATTGAGATGTAGCAGAGTATTCCCCATCCTCATACCTATACCTGTATGCAAAAGAAATAAACCTGTCCTCTAAAAAGTTACTTGTAGTACTAGTTGTAATAGGCTCAATAATAGGAGATGTTGTCGGAGGTTTTTTAATAACAAGCAATGACTCTAAAGAAAAAGTATCTTCCCCGGCTATAGGATTGGTATAATTTTTTGTAACATTTATTTGCCTTGGGGCTGTGTAGTTGTCTGTAAAATATAATAAGTTTTCTATTTTATCTACCCCTGTTATAAGATACTTTGAGTTAAAATTTAATGTTGTGTTGCCATCACCTAATCCATTGTTTACAGAAACAATGTGATACAAAGTGCTGTTTGTTTTTGCGTCAAATGAAACTATTAAATCAATCTTGCCTGTAGAGGAAGGAGTAAAGTTACTGTCGTGAACAAACCAATATATAGTCTCATTAGCACCATCCTCATAAGCACCAATACATCTAGCTGCTGAACTTAAAACATTTCCTTCAAAAGAAAGACTTGTTAATAACTCATTCCCTTTAGCGTTTTCTATAACGCCAATCTCTGACCCCTCAGTAGAACCCATACGAACATTTAACGCATCAACGTACTGTCCGTTAGGAATAATTCGCTCATCTAGCGACTTGTTCATTATACCCTTAATAAAATTTCTAGATGTGTTTGCCATATTATTTAATCCACTTATCCTGACCTCTCAGGTTCATTAATAATCTTCCCGGATGTATATCACTAATTCTTATTTTTGCGTTCCTTAGAAGTGCTCCCTTTCGTTTTCTTGCTCTTGTTATAATATACTCCTGAACATTAAGCTTAGAGTTTAGTATTGAGAACTCAATAAATGCGTAAACATATTCCTCAAATAGCTTGTTGACATTAACCCTAGAGTCATCCCCACCTTCCATTCCATCTGAAACATACTCAAGGACAGCTACTTGATTAGCCATACTTGAACTAAAGTTTATTACGCCTGCCGCTTTATCAATAGTAAACGTTGGGTTTGCATTCGCAGTCTCTGTATTTAATCCAAACGCTGCTCCGATACCAAACTCAAAATACCAATTCCCATCACAGTTGTATCCCGGAAGTCCATTGAACTGTCCATTGTTTTGGTCTAAGTATATACTTTGCCCCATACCTACAATTCTATCATAATCAAGATTAGAAAACTCAGGTCTTAGTATATTACCCTCTATGTCAAATAAAATCTTTCCTGTATTATCTTGAAGATATGCAGCAGAAGACTGTGTTTGAATGTTTTGACTTAAAGGAAATAATATTCCGTTTCTATACTGAGATATTCTAACCCAATTAACATAATCCTGAGGAAGTACAAACCTAAGCTGACTGTCTACATTTAATTCTAATATTTTTATTTCTTTAAAAGCATCATAATTTAGTTCCTGAACTGCACGCTTTGCGTGAAACAATACCCTATACCTCTCTTCATTGTTTACAAGGTTATGATTTCCTGAGTACATCAACATAAAATTGTTGACTATATCATACAAGGATACATACTGATATGAACCCCAATTATTATCTATTGGTGCTGCTCCCCCATTTTCGTAATACTGATATTCTGATATATATGCCATTATTTTTGTGCTTGATTATCTTGTTGTTCTTCTGCCTGTGCAAACTGATATATTTCTGACTCTCTAATAGACACACCTGCGTATTGAAGTATCTTTAAAATTAAATTAACCTCATCGTCTAATGGTATCTCAAAGTCCTGATAATCAACCGCAGACGCATTAAATGCCGGCTCACCGGTTAACAAGTCTATGTAAGTCCATTTTGGAGTTTTAGGATATCTTATATACTGCGATTTAATCTGCCCAACTGCTTTTATAGTATTAGGATATACTGTTAAGTTTACATCTTCTGTTGTATATGCAGGGAATGTTGTTGTTGGTGCGGTATATATAGAGTTAGAAAGCATAGTAATCTTACTATGAGAAACCTGTTCTGCTTCTTCTAGCTTGCTTCCTTTTTTAAAGATAGAATACTTCAACCCGGTTGCATTAAAAGTACCTGTTAAACCTGTCGTTTTAAGCGTTGTTGAGTTTTCTATCAAGGTGACCACATAATATTTAATACCATTGTTATCTACCGCTACTATATCGCCTACGTTTATGTCTACCGTAAAATTGGCTTGACTGTCAATTAATTTATCAGCACCTCCGCTAGTTGCTGTTGTAGTACCCTCATCTAAAAGCCCTTGGTATACTAAGACCTTGTTTATTAAATAGTAATCACTCCCTGTTGTAGTTGGGGAGGGTGAAAAATATATACTTTCAAAGTTTTGTTTTAATCCTTCTGTTACTGAAAATAAATCAATATCCTCCTCTATACCCTTTGTAATATCAGCATATCCATCTCCTGACTGACGAGCATTTTCTTTATTTATTTGGTAATTGTATTCGTTAAAGTAATTCTCGAATATATCTAACTGAGCCTGTTTTGCAAACAAGTTGAAATCTGACGGAGATAAGTATCCGTAATTATTTTTATTTAACACAGATAGTACTGTGTTTCTTACTGCGTTTATCATCGTAAACTTTTTTACAAAGATAGGGAAAAAAAAAAGAGGTCACATTTTGTGACCTCTTGTTATATCTTATAATATTTATTATTAAGACTCTAAAATACTTTCAAGTAATTTTAATGAATCTAATCCATCATCGCTTGTTAAATAAGAAGCTACGATAAACATTGGGTCTTCACCATAAGGAACTACTAGCATTCTAGTTTTATTACTTGTAGTATTGAACCATACCTCTTTTTGATTTTTTCTAAAAGTAAGTAACTTTTTGTCAAAGAATAATGCAACGTTCCCTTGTAATTTTAACATAGGGTCTCCAAGAATATTTAAAAACTCTTGTGGCTCTCTCTTTGCAAAGATTAAAATATCACGTTTTAGTTCTGAAGTTGAAACTTTAGACGAATCTTTTCCGAATAATACTCGACTAACATTCTCTATCATTTCTATAGAAAGCTGTCTTGCTTCGATTAAAGCGTCTACCTCTAGGTTTAAGATTTCAACAATCTGTGCTGCATCTTTAGCCTCGTTTACTTCAATAAATTTTTTACCGTTTAACGGGTGGTAGTGTAAAAACTCTTGCAATACTTGATTGTTTTTTGGAACGTTTAGGAAACCATCTTCAAAAATAACAGGCTCTAGTATAGCATTTCCATCCTGCTCATCCTCAAAAGGAGAAGACTGATTACGTGCATACCTAAGAGCACGGTTTGTACCTTTTACATCGTCAAAATGTAATAATGGAAACCTTCTTGAGTTCCTAGTTGGCAGCATAAAAGAAAGAGGAGCTGCGTCTCTTGTTAGTTTGTAAGTCTTATCTACAAATTGTTTTGTACCTTTTTTCATTTGATATAATTTAAAATTTATAATAATAAGGATAGTGTCTCCAAATGAAGACACCATCCTATATTTAATCTACTTAATCTTGGAAGATAAAGAAGTTATTTGCACCTAAAGTACATACTGCTCTCTCAGACAAGAAGTTTACCTCCATTGCATCAAGGTCAGAGTTTTGTGCTCCACCTGCTGAACCTGTAATCCAAGTCTTGTAACGTCTGTCTTCAGTTTCTGAAGCTCTGTAACGCACGTGTAAGAAAGGACGCTTTGCATTCTTTCCTAAGATTTGGTCATAAACAGAAGTAGAACCTGCAGGAACTAACATACCGCTTACTTTACCTGAACCTGCACCTGTTGCAAGACCACCACGCATTGTTGGGTCGTTTAGGTATTTCCAATCAGACTTGTAGAAATCGTAACCTCTACGGAATCCTGAGAATCCTAAATTCAATGCCATTTCAGTATCATTGTCAAACAAACCAAAAGACGCTGAGTTAGAAGAACCACCTGCAACGTAACCGTTAAGTGTAGCCAACATATCATCAATGTCAAAAGAGAAATCT